CAGGTGCAGGTGCAGCGGCAGAGGCGGGCTTAGGTGCCTTCTTCTTGGCGATGTTGAGCTTGCCGTTAAGGCTCTTGAGAACGTCGTCATCCACCTTGCGAAGCTCACGGACAGGGCTGGCGTCCTTGTGGTCGAGCCACACGATCGAGAGCTTGGTCTCACCGTTGTATTCCTCGGGCTCGATGCGAAGCAGGGTCTCGGTGCCAACGAACGTCTCACCGTTGAGGTCGCCGAAGTCCTCGCCGGACCAGCCAGTCGAGTCGAGAACCTGATCGCAACCGAGCAGCTTGCTCTGGTCGTTGAAGTCTTCGGCACTGTTGAACAGGCAGAAGTAGCCGATGATGTCGTAGCCGTAGGCAGAGTAGTCTACCCACGCCGGCTCGTCGCTGGTCAGCACGCCGGCTGCTTTGAAGTGTGCGATCTCGGCAGGGTCTTGGACGTACTTCGCAGTGATGTCGAACTTCGCAGTCCATTGTGGGTACTTGTTCTTGGACGTGATGCCGAGGCCGTGCTCAACGATCTTGCCTTTGTAAACGCCTTGGGTATCAATTCGTGACATAAGTGTCTCCAGTGTGGGGGGTGGTTAGGATTCGAGGGAAGTGTACACCACTTCAGGGGGTTGTCAAAATTAAATTGCCGTTGGCGATCGAGCCGGCGATGTCGGCCGCTTCCTCTTCGCTGATGTCTTGCAACTCGGCAGGTCGGCCGTCTTCTTCGATGATCGCGACGATGTTGGTCTGTTCGACGAGCTTCAACTCCCGGCCGCTCTCGTCCTTGTAGTCCATGCCGAGAGGGGACAGGCCTTGCTGCCCTTGGGGTCCGCGGACTCGGGCCGACAGCTTGACGAGCACGGTCTGTCCCGCCTTGAGATCGTCGAGGCCTTCAACCTTGGACGCATCAGAGTCGTTGCCGGGGCCGAGTGCAACAACCTCGCACAGCTTGAACTCGTTGCCGCCGCTGCCGGGTACGATGATCCCGGCTTCGGTTTTCTTGACGGCGTCTTTGACTTCGACGATGGTGACGAGGGTGTTACGGGGTTTCAAAATCTTCATGGTGGTCTCCAGTGTGGGGGTAGGGGCGGTTGTTTAAACGAGTCGCTGTCTTAGGTCACGCCTCCTCTGGCCGGTAGCCGTGGAACAAGAAGGACCAGAGCGACGAGTCGCCTTCTTCTGCAAAGCTCACGATAGGGGGAAGTTTGAATCCGTCTTTGAGCCGGCGGGTCTTGGCTGTGTAGCTCAACGAGCCGGAGGTAAAGATCACCCGGGTCGTGTCGTCCTGTGTAACCTTGCCGGCACGTTCGCCTTCTGCCTTGGTCACGTCGTACTCAGCGTAGCCGATGCGGAACACATGGTCGCACCACTGCTTGACCTCTTCCCGTGCCGATGCTCGGTTCGAGTGTGAGATGAATGGGCCGTCTTCAAGGTAGTCTGCCGAGTCAGCAGCCGACCGCTTGATTTGTCCCTGCTGTGCAAGGAGGATCACGTTGGTGCCCTTGCGGACGTGGCGGTCGAGGTCGGTCATCAGCAGGCGGAACTGCTCGACGATCAGGTCGGCACCGTCCCAGCCAAACTTGCGGAAGCTGTCAACCGACTGGCCCTTCACCTTCATGGTGCGAACGCAGTAGTCTTGAATCCACTCTTCGAGCTTGGTGAGCGTGTCCACGACGATCGTACACCCAGTGGGGAACAGACCATCCTGTTGTAGGGCATCTCTTACGTCTTCCCAGCACTCGACGCCGGGGACTTGGTTGAGCGGCTGGTTGGTCTGGGGGTGCAGGATGCGGCGGGCACCGTCATCGGCACTGATGAAAACCACGTTGGGTGCCGACGCTGCGACGGTGGACTTACCGATACCCGAGGGGCCATAGACGCATAACTTCTCGCCTTCGTTATCTGCGGCGAACGTCGAGACCGAGAAGGTCTTGGGCTCACGCTTGCCCTTGGTGACGGGTGCAGCCCGAGGGGGGAGTGCAGCCGGCTTTCCGGGGAGGGGTGCGGCCGGCTTCGGTGGGGTGCTGCCGGGTGGTGGTGGTGGTAGAGGCATGGTTGCTCCAGTTGGGGTTGGTGTTTAAACGCTTAGTCTTCTTGGTCGTTGATGTCTTCGCCATTGACAGTGACGTTAAAGATACGACGGAAACCGGGGGGTGTCAAATTATTTTCACAAATCGCATCGGCACCTTCACCGTAGCACACGGGGATGTATGCACACTTGAAGGTAGCTCGGCACTGGTTCTCGTTTTCGTACCACGCCCCGGTACGTTCGATGGCACGCATCGCTTGGTAGGTGCGGTACAACTCGACACGGAAGCGACGAATGTCATCGTCTGATCGGGCGATCTCTTTGCGAACAAAGTATTCTTCCGGTGCCTTGACCATGTCATCCATCAGGCGAGCGGCGAACATGCGGGGGGTCTCGCGGATCGTGGCGTTGTACGTCTTGCTGATCTCGAACGCTACGTCTTCGCCATCTACCTTGACGCTGGTCGGCACAGTGTGCTCGATCTCCTTGGTAGACTTCTTCAGTTCCTTCTTCTCGATGACGGTCTTCCACTCGATCTGAACGTCGAAGTCTTGGTCGTAGAACTTCTTGGTCTCAAAGAACGCGGCGGTGTCCTTCTGGCTCAAGCTGGTCGGCTTCTTCTTAGGCTTCTTCCACACGTCGTACATGGTATTGCCGAACGAGTGGGCCGTCTCGACTTCAGCGAGGACGTTGGCGGGTAGCTGGCCCGAAGCGTGTAGGTCTTGCAAGGCGAGAGCATACATGCTGACCTGCGTGTCCTTCTTGGATCGGTCCCAGTAGTCAGAGTCGATGCCAATGTTTCGAGCGGTGGACTTCATCTCACGGTTGCCGATCATACCGCCCCACTTGATGAGGGTATCGATCGTGCCGACACGTACGACTTCCGTCAAGGGCAGGGGCATACCTGTTCGGGGTTCATGCAGCGGTAGGTTGAACCGAACCTCTTCGCCATAGGACTCGATCGGGTCGTCTTCGTAGTACCACAGGTAGACGTGGAAGGAAGTCAGGAGGATCAGTCGCTCGACGTCCCAGTCCACGGGCTCGATCCACGAGGGGACCTCGGAGTAGCACTGGTTCAAGTGCTCAATCGCTGCACCGTATGCGTCCTCATGGCACCGTTCGGGGATCATGTCGTCCCCGCCGTGGCCGGCGTCTAATTCAGCGACCAGACGGGTTCGTTCCTCTCGGTACGCCTCATGGTACACTTCGTGCATGGCGTGCCAGTGGGTGCCCACACGCTGAGCCTCTGTGCTCTCTTCGAGCCGCAGGCCTTCACGGTAAGCGAGGCGGAAGCGGGTGGGGCAGGCCTTCAATGCGTTGATGGCTGATGCGGACAGGTGAATTGTATTTGGGTTCTTGTCGGTCATTTTGATTAGGTCTCCGTTCAACTATACCATGGGTGTCAAGGTTGTCAACTTTTTCTTTTACGTTTTTTCCTACCGCCCATCAGGACGAGGGCTTGAGCCTCCGCACTATCGCGTCCGAACTGCTCGACCACCCCGGCTCCCCCGGCGTACGTCCGTACTCGCATCCAATGTGCGATCAGGAGTGCGTCGAGCCGTCCGTCCTTGAGCCCGCCACGCGAGCCGTATAGTAGCGGCTCGTGCTCTGGGTAATACCGTTTAAACAGTGTGACTCCGAGGTCACTGCCGCTGTCGTCTCCCTTACCCTTCAGGCCCAGCCGGCCCTTCCATAGGTTAGGTGCGATGTGCTCAGGCTCCCGGCCCGTGATCGAATAGATGCAGGCTTCGAGGTTCCCGATGCCCCGACCGAACCGCAGCATTCGTTCCGCCCCATCTCCCGGTCGCGTCGTGGGGTTCTCAAGTCCGAACGTGTACGGACCACCCATGCGGGCGTCACGCAGCAGGCCGTACAGGGCCGGGATGTCGTAGGCTCTGTATCGCGTGTTGTTGCCCCGCATCCGAGTCGGCATGTCCCACACACACACCTGATCCCCGGCGGCATTGATCTTGCCGATGGCTCCGGTGAACCCGGGGTCGATTCCGATGTAGCTGTGCTTACTCATTATCGATCTTCACTACTTCGGCTGTGCGGTACAAGTGTGTGCCCTTGGGGCCGATGGGTTTAACGCCGGCACCCCGCAGCTTCAGGCCGGCGGTGGTTGTCCCGCAGCCCAGCATCTCTGCGACCTGCTCGCGGGTGACGTAGGGTGGGTACTCCATCCCTTCGATCAGGCGTTCGATATCGTCCGCTTCTAGCGGGGCGACGTGCTCGAACATGGGTTCGATGTTGCTGTGCATCGCCGGGTGCGTCCGACTATTTCGTAGGACCGTCAGCCACAGCGTCAGTGCCGCCTTGATCTGCGTCCAGTCCCGGTCGTCTAGTTGCTTTGTGCTTAACACGGTAGGCATCGTATCTCTCAATTCTGAATTGTTTCTCGACGATCTTCCCAGCTTGAACATAGATGATACGGTATTGTCCCGCTGCACCCACTCGCGTCAGGTGTTCGATGACCTCATCGGGTCGTTCAGTCGTGGTGTGCTGGTCCTCCCATAGAGGAGTCTCAACGTGGGCAGGGTGTTGGCTGTGGTTCTTCTGCAATATCATTAGTGTCCTCCGTAACGGGGTTTGATCACGCCTTCCGCGGCGAGGGGAAAGTCTGGTGCCCATGGGAGCGGACGTGTAAGCTCTTCGATTAGGATGGCGAGGCATTTATCACCCATGGATTCTAGTGTGTGTGCGATCAGTTCGTCGTGTACGTGGTGGACAACCCGGACTCCACGGTCTTCGCAGCGTAGCATAGCCTCCGTCAGGATGTCTCGGCAGAACGCTTGGACGATGTTCTCCGTCAGGTGGCCACCCCATAGGTGGCCCCAGCTACGCTCGTTCGCGTTGTACACGCCGATCGCGTCTTGGTCCCACTTGCCCGGCTTGATGCGGACCTTGTGATACTTCAACTCTCGGCCGTTGGGCAGGATGATGACGACGTCGCACTCATCGCGGGCTTCGACTCTCAGGTTGTGCCGCAGCGTGACGGTCTCGTTGTACTTGTACGCATAGATGAACGCAGCTTCGATGTCCTTCCAGAACTGCACGATCTTCGGGTTGGCTGATCGGTAGGTGTCGATGATCCTCTTAGCCATGGGCAGGTCGAGCCCGTCGCCGAGCCCTTGTGCCTTCTCCGCACCCATACCGTAACCACCACCGAGCACACCAACCTTGCCAACCGAGTTGCGTCCCCACTTCATGTGTTTAAACGCTTCGCCTTCTAGCCCAGCCTTGCCGGGGTTGACAATCTTCTCACCCAGCACGCGGGAGGCGAACTTGGTATACACGTCTTCGATGGCGTCGGGGTTCGCATCCTGATCTCGGAAGTCCTGAAGCAGACCTTGCTCATCAGCGATCCAGCCGACGCCCCGGCCTTCGATAGCCGAGAGGTCAGCGATCGCGAGGGTGTGGTCAGGCTGTGCGATGAGTAGCTCCCGCACCGCACGGATCAGAGGTTCAGGGTTACGCTCGCCGAGGTTCTGTAGGTTGATCTTCTCGTCGCCACTGAAGCGGCCCGTGTGTGCCCCGTGATACTTGAGCGGCACGGGCAAGCATCCACCGTTTGCTCGGGCTTGGCTGATGATGCGGCGTACCCGCTTGATGTGGTTGGGCCACGAGTGTACCGCGACCTTGCCCTCCATGGCTAGGCGGACTCGGTCATCAGGATGCTTGAGGAGTTCGTCGCGTTGCCAGTCATCGTTGGCCGTGGCCAGCTTCCAACCTTGGGCACTCTTCTCGGGCTTACGAAACTCACCGGGTGCTACGCGGTTGCCTTCGGCGTTGAAGTAGTCCGGGTACTGCCGCACCCACTTGTCCACGGTGTCGTCGAAGTACCGGCCTCGCAGTTCAGTCGGCGTCATGCCGCTAGCCTCGACCACTTCGTCCATCCGTGCCGTCATGCCAGCGACTATCTCGTCCGCCTTGACCGGGTCAACGTGTAGCTCGGGCTTGAGGAATAGCTCAAGCGTGTGCTGGATCAGGCGAAGCTCGATGTGCGGGTTGCTCAGTAGCGGCAGCAGGATCATGAACACTTCCCACTCTCGGGCCGTGTCGTTGTTCGCGTACTGCCCGAGTTCCTTGTCCTCTTCGGCTGTCATCCTCGGCCTAAGCTCCACGACAGGGGCAGCCTTGGCCTTGCGTCGGCCCTTCTTCTTGTAGCGTGTGCGGTGTGTCCACCCGCTGAACTTCAGCGTGTCGCCCTTCTCGGTCAGGCCGTGCTGCTTGGTCAGCGTGTCGAGGTCGTTGGGCTGTCGGCTGTTCCAGTGTCGGGCTAGGCCTAGCGTGTCGATGATGTGCGGGGGGTTGATGCCGTAGTGGTGAGAGAGGATCGCGGCGTCGAAGCGTGCGTTGTGCATGACGACGGTACACTTCTCTAGGTGGGTGCCGTACTTGGTCTGGAGGTAGCCGATGCGGGACGCTTCTTCGCTGTGGCCGTCCTCGTTCCGCTTGCCTGAATACCAGCGGGCTTCGCTCTCGTGATTCTTAAAGGGTTGATCCATGTCGAGGATCGAAACGCCTAGTGACTCGAAGCGTTTGTCTGTGATGTACTCGACCGTGCTCCACTTGGTCTTGCGTAGGCTGTACTGTGGGTCGAAGTATGTCTCGAAGTCGATCACTACTACGTCGGTCGGCATACCGGCGTCGAGCAGTCGTGCCTTCCACTCGGGAACGTACTCGCTCCGCATCTCGACGCGGGCCTTGCCTACCTGTTTAAACATCTTGGTCTTCGAGGTCTTGGCCGGTGCCTCGCCCATCGACGGCGGGGGAGGCGGGGGTGCTGTGTTAATCGACATAGGAGTCATGGGTCTTGGGTCTCCGTCCTCGCTGATCTCGGACCCGCACGGTAGCCGGGCCCTTCAGGTGGTACACGCCGCGTACGATCTTCGATCCGTGTACTCGACGCCTCCCCCGGTCTTCCGCCTCTAAGTCAAACGCCACACTTAGTGCGACGCCGAACTGTTGCTTGGTGAGTGTCTTCATCCCCGACTCACGCCACCGCAAGTCTCTGATGTGCTCAAGGTAGAGCAGGTACAGATCATTGGTTGGTGTGAACAGGGTGAAGTCGTGCTCTTCCCAGTCGTCGTAGCCTGCTGCCTTCATCGCGTCGTAGACTTCCTGCTCGTAGTCATCGAGCTTGCCGTCAATCTTCCAGCGGTGAAGGTTCGTGTAGGTCATCGACGTTTGTTTTCCTTCTCCCAGCGGTTGGCTTCTTCCTCTTCCTCTTGCCGCAGCTTCTCGTCACGCTCCGCTACGGTGATCAGCGAGTAGCCGGTCTGGTTCGTGCCGTCTACTCGGACCTGCGTCAGGTCATCGGTGATCTTTACGAGCCGGTCGAACACCTTGCTCGCATCCCCGGCGGCTGTGCCGTTGAGTAGATCATAGTAGGTGAGGAACGCATGGGAGACGTGGAAACACAACACTTCGCGGTAGCCGGGCTCGGTGCAGCGGTCTGGGTGATGGCCGTGTGGTCGGTACTGCACCGGGAACTCGTTGGCTCCGTCGCCGGCACGGTTGGGGTCGAGGCATATGTAGTATCGGTCGGTCACCGCACGCAGCCCCGTGTCCACCTGCTCGCCGATGCGGTTGAGCACCTTCTGCAAGGTACGGTACACATCAGAAGGGGATGTCGTCTTCGTCGATTCGTTCGAGTGTTGCTCCGGCTGAGTTGTAGTTTCGAGTTGCGGCTTCGAGCCCTTCACGGGTGAGGGCGGGGGCGGCGGGCTTGCTGAATGTTGGGGGAGGGGGTGGCCCAACCCTTGTTGTGCTTGCTGCTGGTGCTGCTGGTTGTTTCTCTTCTTGCTCATCGTCGTCTCCGTTGAATATGTCCGGGCACTCCCGGCGTAAGGTGTACTTCGCTTGTTCGATCAGGTTGGTGAATGCTGCTTGCGGGTATGTCTTCTTCTCGACTGCCTTGATGGCGTCGGCGTGTCGCTCACACCACGCGGCGATCTCGATGAGCACGCCGAGCGGGGTAAGCTCTTTGTCTTCGTTCTTGAACCGTGGGTCGAACGGGTCGGCATTGTGCTCGAACCCGAGCGGCTCCTTGTTCTTGCCCGTGGGCTTGGGCTTAGCCGGTCGTTTAAACGAGGGCGGTCCGGGCGTCGCGGGGGACTTGGGGCTCTGTTGGTCGGGCGAGGTATCGCTCTCGGCTTTGCTCTCGCTCTCGTTGCCGTAGGCGTCTTCCGCCCAAGCCCCCCATGCGGCCTTGCATTCTTTCATGGTCTTGTGGCCGTCCACGTTCACGGCCCCGCCACCACTGATGATGTCCCACATATTAGACTGGGTCTTCGCCATCGTCGCGGTCAGCTTCTTCGACCCCTTGCCATAGCTCAAGGTGTAGGTGCCGTCGTCGTTCTTGCTGTTGCGTACTTTGTACTGTGTCATCGGTGGGTCTCCGGGTTTGGGGCTCGGGGTAAGTATACCACAGCTTCTCCCAAAGTCAAATTATTCTGAGCAGGCTCGCTCGACCGTGATGTTGTGCAGGTAGACGTTGAACGCGGACCAGCCCCCTGCTCGTCGAGCTAACAGGCTCCGCAGCTTAGCGAAGTCTGTGGTCACCAGCGTTCGCGGGTTGTCGATCAGGTCTGCGACGTAGTCGATCTCGTGCGACGTCAGGTCCTCGCCCTGCTCATCGATAAACACTAACACGTCTTGGTATTTCTTTTCGGTCTCTTGTGACATTGTATCCTCGTGGTTGGTCGTGGTCGTGAAGCTCGGGCAGCTAACATCTGCCCGGCCTTCAAGATCACACACCTGCAGGCTGTTGATTGTTGATCTCGGCCTCGCTGCGTTCGACGGCCTGTGCCTGTTCGCGGTCACGCTGCTGGGACTCGGCTTTGATCTTGTCGTAGCGGCGGATGCGACCATAGATGGTGGCCCGTGGTGCCGTGCCGCCGGCGGTTATGACGGCGTCCCTCACATTCATCGTTTGGTGGTGGTCGAAGTTTCTGTAGTCGGTCAGCTTATTAACCTGTATGCGGTTGATGATCTCGGCCAAGCCGCGCTGGCTGACGTAGGGGAAGTTGCTACGCAGGAAGTTGGTGGCGTCGATCTGTTCTTTGCGAGTGCTCATAAGGGGTCTCCAATGAGGGGGGTAGGGTTGGTTCGCTGAAGTGTACACCACGTCAGCGGTAAGTCAAATCTGATTCAAAAGTTTTTCTGCTGCGGCCTCTTCGGTCTCGGCTACGGCTTGGTGGCCGTCGAGCCGGGCGATCCATCTGCCGCTGGTGGTGAACGTGCGTCCTCCCTTCCCGTGTAACTGGGCAACGTGATCCGTAGGTGTGGACTCGGGTGCCACAGTAGGTGGTCGTTTAAACGTGGGGGGTGGTGTGTCGGGCATGGTGTCTCCGTGTTAGGTATGGTCTCGAAGCTCAGGCACCGTGGTGCCCGGCCTTCGGGATCAGGCCTGCTCTAGGGCCAGCTTCTCCATTAGCTCCACGATCTTGCTGTTGTGGTGGTCGATCTGCTCGTCGAGAGCCGCCCTCGCCGGGTCTACTGCCCGCGCCGCTTCGTCGAGGGCCTCGTCATACGCGGCCGTCAGTTCGTCACGGCTCCTGATAAACTGGGCGTTCAGTTCTAGCCTCTCCCGCACCAGCCGGCCGACTTCTTGCTCGCGTTCGTCGATCCAAGCGTCAAGCAGCTTGGTGCGGCGTTCCTTTGCTGCTGCTGCTGCGTGACTCTGGTCATGGATGCAGTCGATCGGTATGAGGATGCTTGATAGCTTCTCGTGAATCTTCTTGATGGTGCCTTTGGACATAGGTGTCTCCAGTTGGGGTGAGTGTTTAAACGAGGTGGGTTAGTGTCGGCCAGCTTTACGTGGGCCGGTCCGGGTCTCGGCGTACTTGGCGTTGCACAGGGCGGCGGCTCGACGTCGTGCCTTGCGGTTGCCGTACCGCAGGTCGTACCGCATATCGTCGAGGGCCGGGGTGAGGTTGACGTGTCGTCCGCCGTTGCGTGATCGTGATGCCATGGTGGTCTCCAGTTGGGGTGAGCTAGTCTTCTAGTCGCAGGATGCCTTCACAAGGGCACGGCCATTCGGTGCCGTGACATTCAATCCACTTGTTCGATGTCCGAATTATGGCACCGCAATCTGAACATGCAAGTTTAATTAAGCGAGTCGATTGTTTCTTCTGATTCTTGCCGTCGAGTTGTGCATGGGGGTAGGCACCCAGCACGTCGATCCACGTCTTCAACTTGGCGACAAGCTCGGCCGTCTCTCCTGTTGCCGTGGGCTTGCCTTCCAAGCCGACAGCAATCATGCAATCGACGAACGGCTTCAAGTGTCCGTGCTCTACACCCACCGTGACGTGGACGACTTCGTGGATCAGGATACCCAGCACCTTGACGGGGTCTTCGATCCACAGGCTGATGATGATCTCGTGGGTCTCGTCCTTCGAGCAGGAGTTGCTCCATGCTTCGCCGATGCGGCGTGACTTCACACCGAGGGCGGACTTGCTCGGCCAGCCTACACCGACTCGGACGTTATCAGGTACGTCGTAGCCGGCGTGCTTGAAGTGCGTTCGCACCTTGGCCATGGCCTTGTCCAGCCACACTTCACGCAGCTTGTGCTTCACGGGCAGTGCGGTCTCGGCCTTCTTCTTTTCTAGTGTTGCGGTCATGTCGGGTCTCCGTTGGCGGTGTTGCCGATGGAAGTATACACCACGTTTAAACGATGTCAAATTATTCTTGCAAACAAAAAATCCCCCGCCACCCGTTAAGGCGACGGCGGACTAGGGAAATCTTAGTCGGGGTGTGTGTGTTCGATCGTATCCTGCTCGATGTTCCACGTCGCGGAGTTGGACAGGGGTTGCAGGTGCTCGCGGATCACGCCCTCGATCGCAGTGAGCACGGTGTCCGGGGGCAGGGGTGCTTCCGGCTTGCGGGGGTCGGTCCAGTTGATCGTCAGATTGATGGTGATGGTATGCACGCTAGGGCCTTGTTTAGGGTAGTGGGTCGCTGGTGAGGCAGGACTTCGATCGTCGTGTCGTCGATGTGTGCTCGAATCTGTAGGCCTTCGCGGCGTATGCTACGGATCAAGCTGATGCAGGCGGTCTTCGCCTCCGGTGTGGCGTTGGGGTAGACGTCGATGCCTACCCATGTTCGTCGTCGCTCGGGCATACTCACCCTGATGCAATCGTCGGGTTCGATGCAGCACAGGTGCAGGCCGCTGGGGACACGGTTGGACGTGCCGTCTTCTTTGATCCAGCAGTTGTAGTCAGTTGCGTTCATTCTGGGTCTCCGATCTCGGGGTCTTTCACGAACAGGGGTTCGCCTGATTCAAACCACAGGCAGGGCTCGCCACTTTCGTGGTCCGGCTTGTAGACTAGCTTGCCGCTGCCGAAGTTTACACCGGCACAGAGCAAAGTCAAGCCGTCTCGGTCATCGATCACGATAGGTCGTGGGTGCTTCGCCTTGATGCGGTCTTGGCGAATGTATACGCTTCGGTATCGTGCCGGTAGCAAAGCATGTGGCGTCGGGCGTCGGCCCTTCTTGTCGATGCGGCTCGCGGCGTCGCTCTGCCAGTTGGCAAACTTGATCGCTTCGAGGTCGGCCTGCTGCTCGTTGCTCAGCTTGGCGTATTCGCACCATGCCGGGCACCGGGTGTCGGGTAGGCTCTCACAGCATCGGCAACCCGTGCGGTCGTCGATGGCGACGTATTGGGACGGCAGTGATTCGGATAAGATGGTCATCGTGTTTCCCTATGTTAGTGGTGAATGGGATCGGCCAGCGTTGGCCAGTCGATCCGTTGAGTTAGGTGGGGGCGGTGATTATGCTTTCATAGTGCGTGCCTCCTGCTGGTGGTGGTGGTGGTGGTCGGCACCGTGCCGGTCGTCTAAAACCTACACCGCCGTTTCCGGCGATGCAAATTATTTTGGTGGATTATTTCTCACCGTAGGTGTCTTCGATCCATGTTGCCAGCCAGCCTACACAGGCCATCGGCACGCTGACCACGGCGATCACGACATCCGTGAACAGGTCGAATCCGCGATCAACGTGATCGGTGTATGTTTTGCGAGTTTTCATGCTGCCTCCGATGTCTTGAGTGTAATG